TGATACTTCACCATTAGCCCTTGTTATCTTTAGCTTTGCCATTATTACTCCTTAGTTAGAATGGTACCGATGGGGACACTGTTACTGCGGAGTTTACTGTAAATGTAATAGATGAGGTAGCAATTTCAGCCACGCCACCTTGACCGATTGGGGTCAGGTTATTTACCAAGATTGAGAATTGGTAAGTTGGGTTTGTAGCTCCTACAGCAGTGCCCTTTACAGTGATTACTGATACTGCTAGGGTCTTGCCAAATGCGGCGCTCAATGTCTCATTAACCTGAGATGCTGCCCAGTCATTGATAAAGTCGATGGTAAATGTGCCTGATTGTAGGCCAGCAACAAACTTATGTGCTGTGTCACCCATAGCGGTTACTTCTAACTCATCTACGATCTGGTTAATTACAGCATTAGTTACGTATGAGCTAATGTCGATTGATGGTGTAGTAGGTGCAGCGTTGGTAGCCAACTTCACGCCTACGTTATTGTTAAGATATATGGCCAAGGTTTATTCCTCATCTTTCTTAGTTTGTGCAGTTGGTTTTGGTGCGCTTGCTATTTGGCCTGTCTTTTTCAAGAAGGCTAAATCTTCTTCGTGTGTGCTCATTTTAACTCCAGCTCGTTAGGATTGATACAGTGATTTCTGACGTTAATAAATCTCCACTAGCTGCATTGGTTATAGCTGGAGCGGAGACACTTGATATGTTGTAAACCAGGGTAGATGCCGCTAGTTTAGTTACTACTGCCACAATAAAGTTTTCCATACCTAGCAAGTTGCCTTGGTTGTCAAATGCAGGTGTAGTTATTAAAATCTTAAAATTAGCCAGGGGTGCGATGCTTGTCTGGCTGTTATTGCTTGGCACGATATAAGGATCGCTAGGGGTTACTACAACGCTGTTAGCAAGCAAGGTTGCAGGTGGAAAAGAGAAGGTTGACCATACGCCATTGTTTGTTAAAGCTGTTGCTAGTGTGCCACGTAGGGTGGAAATCGCTGCCATTAGCCGACCAGTGAATTAGGACTTGAATACGGCTGGATGAGACCACGCACTCGGTTAATCAGCTGATAACCCATCCGATAAGGGCTGGCACTGATCCCATCCATACCTACCCCACCAGTCTGGCTCACTTGTCTAGCCTGCCAGATGTCTACAGCTAGGATCATAGCTGCTTCTCTGATTGCGGGTACCACAGAGTAATCATCTTCTTTAGTGTCTTGGCCTGATGCTTTGCCGTATGGAAGAATTCTATGGAATGGATCGTTTGCGTGCACTTCGGTAAATTGAATAAATGAATAGCCATTAGGCCAGTTAAAATTATTAAAATAATTATAAAATCCTGTAGATATTGATATTGGGATGTTTGATCCAGGTATTGTGCCAGTGATTACGTGCTGACCACCATAGATATTGCCACATCCTTCTACGCTTATAGTCTGACCTTTTACAAATATGCCAGGGTTTGCTAATACTAAAGTAGCGATGTTGTCTTGTAGTCCTGCGGCCACGATAGGCGCATCGTTAAACCATAAATACTGTTTTAATAAATCTTCTGCAGTTTGACAAACTTCTTCAACAGTTGCATCGGAGTAGAGAGAACCAATCCCCAAATTTGCACGGAGTTCTGCTTTGGTAACAAAAACTGCGCTCATCCCTACTCCTTTGCTAATAGCTCTCTGGGGCTAGGGCTACTAAACCCCAGAGATTACTTATTGATTAACGGGTCTTATTAGGTCTTTTTAAACTTGACAATTCCGTTAGGCATCTTGGCAAGTGTTGCCATATAGCCATAGATTGCTACCTGTACTTGTAGGTTTGATACTACGTTTACAGACATAAAGTTTTGTGCTGAGCGATATACAGTGAATGCCTCTGGTGCAAGGATAATCGCTGAATCATCATCGAATGTAGTTGCAGTGAAGTTCTTGTCTACGTATAGATCAAGACCAAGCACGTTACCACGGATGGATCCTGTTGATACCTGTCCAGCTGCGTTCATCGGTTGAAGAGCAGTAAATACGGGTCTCTTCGTGGTGTCCTGAGCAGAAATCAACGCACCCCATTGTGCTGGGTTAGCGATGTAATTCTGTGCGAAGTAACCAGTGTTTGTGTAGATGGTACGTGCAGCCTCAGCAGAGAATGCAACAATTCCATCAAGATCAGCAGATGTGTTTGTTCCGTTAGCAGATGCTTGAATCAAAGCTGCTAATACAGTCTGATCTAAGCGCTTCAAATATGCATACTCTAATTGCTTAGTAAGTTCTGCATAGAAGTTTGGATCTGAACGCTCTAACAATTCAACAGACAGTGTGTTCATACCTGCGTACTTAGACACTGAAGCTGTTAGGTACTGTGTTTCCATACCTGTATTTGCTACTGCGCCTGCTTCTGCTTCGACAGTAACTTCTGGTGCTACACCTGAACCGCCACCAGCTGATGTAACCAAAGATGGTACTGAAATGGTCATACCTGATGTTGGTAGTGTGCCTTGTGAACACGCATCGATTGCTGGAGTACCAAAGCGAGTGTTAGTTACAAACTCTGCTAGATACTTGGTTGGTGAAAATGCTGGGTTGGTTGCGAAAGAATCATCAGCTGCTGTTACATATAGCTTCGAATCATCGTTACCTAGAGCAGCTTTAATCTTATGCTCTGTGTATGCAGCCATTGAAGTAATTGGCGTGCGAATTGTTGTTTGGATAAGTGGTGTTGTAATTACTGGGCGTGCGGCTTCTACTGTAGGAGTAGCAGCCTCTGCCTTTGCTTCTTGTGGCGCTGTTGCTAAATCTTCCACAGGAGCCTCGCTTTCTTTAGTTTCGATTGGTGTCTCTGCTTCGCTTTCGCTAGCAGCAACTTTAGTTACTTGCGCTGCACTAAATGCAGGCGTTTCGACTAGGCTGACCTCACGTAGGGTCGCACTGGTTACATATAAATAATCTTTTTTCTGTACAGACTTATTAACATCTACGCCGACTGACAAACCATCGATTAACTGCTCACCTGCAAGGATTAAAGCATCTTGACCTTGCATTGATGCGCTAATCTTAAATGATGCGTAAATGCCATCCTCTGCCTGATTAAATTTTTGCATTCTGCCAATAGGGCGCTCTGCGCTGTGTTGCATAAGCATTTTAACTTTGCCTGGGTCGCCGATCTCGATTGAGCCTTTAGCAAAAACCACTTTACCTACAGAAGTATTACCTACTTCTTCAAATGGCACGATCTTGCCAGCAATTACTCTGCGCTCTGTATCCGCAGCTTCTACCTGGCTACTGAATGTAAGTATCATCGTCTTGTTCTCTTCCGTTAGGTGTTAGGCTTTCCATTTCTTTTGCATCATCTATATCAATTAAACCTAGATTAAGCATTTTCTCTATTGCTTCTAAGCGCTTCATTGTGTCAGCACGTAAGAATGATTCCTCAATAGCAAACTTAACAACGTGGCCACGTGGGGTTATATCATCCATAGATAAACGATCTTCAATAGCGCATATAAATGGCTGTAAAGAATACGAGACAAATTCTTTCCTAGATTCTAATAAATTTTGATAAGTCATATTACTGCCAGTACCCATATCAGCACTTATCATATTTGCAGGCACGTTCATCGCTCTGGCAATTTGAGTAGCACTGAACTGAATCGAATCTACGTAGGCCATTTCCTTAGGTGAAAATCCTGTAGTTTCATAAGACAAGGTTGATGTTAAATATGCTGTCGATCTATTTAGTCGGCTTTGCTTCCATTGTGCTAATAATCCTGATACTTGCTGTTCTGGTAAATCTGCGCCAGTGTTTTTAATGTAACCGCTTGGCATTGGAGTTTGCGCTGCTACAGCTGCAGCTTTTTCGGTATCTAATGCGCTTTGAATTGTACGTGCTGCGGTTTGTAATACGCCTTGTGTCAAACCTTGGAACGTGATAAGGGAATTTAAACCTGTCATAGGGCACGCAATTCCATCTAAAAAGTATTGATCGACCTCTGTGCCAAATTTATTTGTAGTAAATGTAACTCGATTATTAGCGACCCACTCAAATCGTGATGGTCTTAAATCATCTGCATATAATTCTGTAACACGCCAATATGCAACACCATAAAACAACAAACTATCGACAGTCCAGGATATTGTGACGGATCTAGGTTGTCGATAGTCTGGTTGGTCGATCCAAAGAGGGTTCCCCAACTCCTCACCATTAGACTTTTTGTAAAGTTTTAATGGCAAGTATGAAACTACACCAGCTATTAAATTTCTGCAACGGCTCACTGCTGGTACTTGCATCGCAAAGTTGCGATCTAATCCACCAGGGAAATTACCGACACCAGTTGTAAATGAACCATAGCCGTAGGCTGTGTCCATAATGGCAGGGGCGTATTGCGCTTGGACAGATTCCGTTTTTTTATTTATACCCAAAGCAGACAATAAACCCATATAGGTATTTTATACCATAAGTCGGACATTTAGTGCAAGTTAGACAAAGATTTGCGCTGTTTGTTGTGGCTTGGTTAATTGGCTAACCACCATAGCCAGGCTAATTGCCGCCGTGACTTCTCCAGCTGATTTTCTACGGATGATTCTGAAACCAAAATCACTGGTC